TACCGCCGAGTCTTGCTGTTCATACTGGTGCAGCACCTCAGCAGGCTCTTCAAGCACCTGCTGGATGGGCACCTCAAGGTCAACAGCCGGCTCAGGTTGCTCCTACTGGATGGGCACCTCAGCCTCAGATTGCTACTCCTCCTCCACAACAGCAAGCTCCGGCTGGATGGCAGCCTCAACAGCCGCAATATCAACAGCCGGTTCAACAAGCAGCTCCGCCTCCTACTCAGCAGACGTATGCAGCTCCGGCGCCTCAGCCTACTCCTCAACAGCCGAATGGAGGTTGGCAGCAGCCGGCAACTCAACAGCCGTGGAATCAGCCTCAACAGGCAGCTCCACCTCCTGCTCAACAGCAGCCTCCGCAGACGTATCAGCAGCCGACGTATCAGCCTGCACCTCATCTGCCGAACCCTGCTGCGCCCGTAGCACAGCAGTCCCAACCGGCAGGGTTCGCGGCTCCTCCGCAGCAGCCAGCTGGTTTTGCGGCTCCTCCACCTGCTCAGCAGCCTCAACAGCAGCCGCAACAGCCGGTTGATCCGGCGATTACGGCAGCTCAACAGGCTCAGCCTCCGTGGGCACGGGGCCCCGCGTAACCAGAATCGGGGGTCCCGTCTAACGGGGCCCCCTTATTTTCGATAGGAGTTGAAATGGCAGTCCATATCGCAGTGGATCTTTGTCATGCTATCGATAAAGCTATTCAGATAGATCAAGGAGCAACCTACAGAAGTTGGCTTGGAAAAGTCCTCCCTCACATGGGAGATGCATATCGAGACGAAGAAGAATCACACCGAAGTCATATGGGGGCTTCTCAACTCGGCCATGACTGTGGTCGTGCTGTCTGGTACAGTTTTCGATGGGCGACTAAAGCTGCCCACATAGGTAGAATGCTTCGTTTATTTAATCGAGGCCACATTGAGGAAGCTCGATTCATTGCAATGCTCCTCACCGTTGGGATGCCTGTCTATCAACAAGATGAAAACGGAAAACAATTTCGTATTCAATTCGGAGATGGACACGGTGGAGGAAGCGGAGACGGCGTGACTCATTATAATAATGCCCACGCGCTCCTTGAATTCAAAACTCATAATGAAAAATCATTCATTGAGCTCGCTGGGAAACTGGAGGAATGGCGAGCATTTCTAGCAGGCGAAGGTCATTTCAAAGGAAAAGGTGTTCGTGATGCTAAACCTGAACACTTTGTCCAAGCTCAAATCTACATGCGTAAGATGGGTCTTGCCCTCTGTCTCTACTTTGCAGTCAATAAGAACACTGACGATCTCTATATCGAGATTCTTACTCTTAATCCTGAACATGCAGATCAATATATTGATAGAGGAGAAAAACTAATTCAGTTCACTAAGCCTCCAGATCGAATTAGTAACTCCCCAGGGTTCTGGAAATGTACCTGGTGCGAACATAAGCGCGTCTGCCATATGAAACGCGATCCTGACCGGAACTGCCGTACTTGCAAGTATTCTCAGATTCAACCTGGGGGTCAATGGTTATGTGCTCACCCAACTCAAGGATTGATTATATCTCCTGAAAAACAATTGATTGGTTGTCCTCTTTATAAGATGGCAGAATATTATCGTTAGATCAATGAATAAAATGATATGTTGCATCGAACCACGATCTGTGCTACACTGTAAAATGCAACGGAGAAAGGGTTCATGGCAGCCTTTATAGAACGTGCCTATCAGACTGAAGCAGTCCAAAGCATCTGGACTTACTTCGGAACTCATCAGACAGGCAATCCAATCATTGCGATGCCAACAGGCAGCGGCAAAACTATTGTCAATGCGCGCTTCTTGGAAAGCGTCTATCGTCTTTTCCCATTTCAAAAGATTATGTTGTTGACGCATGTCAAAGAATTGATTCAACAGAATTATGATAAGCTGCTCAAACTGTGGCCTGATGCCCCTGTAGGAATCTATAGTGATGGACTCGGACAGAAGAACTCAAACCAGAAGATTACAATAGGTGGTATCGCTTCCGTCTGGAGGCATCCTGAACTCTTTGGGCATGTGGATCTAATTATTATCGATGAGGTCCATTTAGTCAGTCCCAAAGCGACTACGATGTATCAGACGTTCATCACAGCACTAGCTCGTATCAATCCACATATACGTGTTATCGGTCTCACTGCTACTCCTTGGCGTATGGGGCATGGAAAGTTGACTGATCCCTTCCTTGATAAGAATGGGAAGCTGTGGCCCAGTCTCTTCACTGACTTCTGCTTTGACATCACAAACTACCAGAGCTTCAATCGGTTGATCGCTGAGGGCTATCTAGTCCCGTTGATCCCGAAGAAACCAAAAACCGAACTCAACGTGGATGGTGTTCACCTCCGCGGTGGAGAGTTCATCGAAAGTGAACTCCAAGTTGCTGTCGACAAACACGAAGTCACAGTTGCAGCAATCACTGAAGCTATCGAGCTCGGTAAGGATCGCAAGAAATGGTTGGTGTTCGGTTCGGGTATTGATCACGCAGAACACATCACTGACATTCTGAATGGAATGGGAGTCTCCGCAGGTTGTGTCCATAGCAAACGCGATGATCGAAACAAGGTAATCTCTGACTTCCGAGCAGGCAGGATCCGTGCGCTAGTCAACAATAATATTCTGACAACAGGATTTGATGATCAAGAGATTGACATGATCGTTGCGCTACGGCCAACTATGTCAACAGTCCTTTGGGTTCAGATGTTGGGTAGAGGTACTCGACCTATCTATCCTCCTGGACACAACAGCGCCACAATTGAACAACGTCTCGCAGCTATCAAAGCGAGCGGTAAACTCGATTGCCTTGTTCTAGATTACGCTGGTAACACGCGCCGCTTGGGGCCTATCAATGACCCTGTGATTCCAGAACCCCCAAAATCGAGAGGAACACGCCCCGCCCCAGTTAAGCTCTGTGATGTCTGTCAAACTTGGGTTCATGCCAGCGTTCGAGTCTGTCCACACTGTGGTAACGAATTCCAGATTGCGATCCATATTGTGCAGACCGCAAGTTCTATCAGCCCACTGAAAGGTGAGCTACCTATCACCAAGGTGTTCAAAGTTGATCACATCACCGCAGCAAGACATGAGAAGTACGGCGGGGGTTCGGTATCCTTGCGCGTCTCATACTACTGCGGTATGAAGATGTACACCGAATATGTACCATTCGAGAATAGCAACGCTTTCGCTAAACGTCGCTCTCGAACATGGTGGAAGACAAGAATGCGGGATCTAAATGCAATGATCCCGATTACAGTAGACGAGGCTCTTAACCGCCTCGAAGAAATCAATCACCCAACACATATTCGTGTCTGGGTCAACAAGAATCCGTATCCAGAGATCATGGCTCTCTGCTTTGATGGCACTGCCTTTGGAACGGAGGAGATGTCAGATGAGGTTCCAACAATCCAAACCTTCCTGACAAGTACGCCTCGAGTACAAGTTACTGATGAAGAAATACCCTTCTAATCCAACGGAGAATACCTATGGCCTTCAAACTTGACAAGACCGAGACAGCTGAACTCGAGAAATTGAAGAAAGATGTAGGTGAGAAGTTCAGTCTACTTGAAACTGCTGTCGACGAATACAACGACAAGACAGAAGATCTTCAAGGCGAAGTTGGTACTGCATTGGCCACCTACAACGAGTCTCTCGAAGCATTCCGTTCATTCGTTAACGGCATTGCTGAAGATCGACGCGACGAGTTCGATGACAAGTCTGATTCCTGGAAGGAAGGCGACAACGGATCTGCCGCCGAAGACTGGATCAGCACATGGGAGAACGCTGAACTCGACGCCGGCACCATCGAATTCCCCGATGATCTAAAGATCGAATTCGATAATCCCAGCGAAACGGAGTTGCCCACCGAGGCGTAAAATCTGCTTGCATCTCGCAAAGAATCATGCTATGCTTGTGGTGTTACGTCCAACAACGGAGCACCACAAGCAATGCGAGTCAAAGTCATAGTCAGCAAGGAGGACGGTGAAGTCTTAGAGATGTTCACCGTCGAACCGCACAAGCAGAAACCTCATGATGAGCTGGCGTTGGCTCGCATGGTCATGGACAGTGTGAGCGATTACTTCGAAGTCGAGGAGGATTCTAAGTGAGGATCTACGTTACCCAGATGGAGGTTACGTGGTCTCTCACTCCTGACGCCTGGAAGCGTGCGTGTCAAATGGGGGTCGCCGGCGAGGAGTTCAACTGGGACGATCTCGGCCGGCGTCTCTCACGTCCTGTTAGCAAGTGGGATAAGCAATTCAGACCTGTCGATTGGGACAAAGAGGAATGGACTAATGCTCTTGCAGACACCGATGACGTGATCGATCTCGAGCGTCCCGAAACCAGACCACAGTGTCCACACTGCGGTCAGACATTCATTGATGGCCATGCTTTCGATAATCATCAGAAACATTCAACCCGCTGCAAAGGAGCAACTAAATGAATCACATTCAGACAATGGAACGCCCGAAGTATGTCTCTCCTAACGAGCCAGGATGGGATGCGAAAATGATTCATGAAGTTGCCCATCGATTCGGTGGACTTGAAAGATTCTATGGTCACCACTACTGGCCTGAACGTGGATCAGATATGATGCGGAAGGTTCAGACTCGAGTCATCCAGCATTATGGGTCCATGGAAAGATTCCGACTAATCTACTTTGGGTACTGAAAGGAGCAACTACATGAGTCTCTACAACATGCTGTTCGGTGAGAATGTTCTTGCCGATATCTGGTTGACGCTTCTTGGAACAGAACGTCACCAGATTCCTCGCTATCGCGACGTCCTTCTTAAGGACGGCGAAGTAGTTATCCACACCCGTACCGGCGGAGGAAATCGCGACTACTACGAGAGTGCCGAGCGTCGCAAGTGGAATAATCCCGAAGCAGACACTGACGGTCCATTCAATGAGGATCTCCGCAAGCTGCCAGGTTATCTGCGCGACGAGGACGACTCGTTCGACAGCACCTACGCTAATTTCTTCTACGCTGTTCCAGAAGCAGTGAAGAAGTTTATGACGGAACATCCTGTCGAGAGCAAGATGCCAGCAGAGAAGTGGCGCGATCTACTCACCGCACTCGAGAAAGGTGAGAAGACACCCACAGCTCTTCGCGCTCTGGAGGTCGGCGAGAAGATCTTCGAACAACTCAAGAACCTCCCAAGTGGAACCATTGTGAAAATCTGACATGAGTCTGATCTGCGCTTCTGGATGGATAACAAGCGATGAACAAGATCGAGAACGATACGAGTATAGTGCGAGCCCTTATAATCGGGTTTATCCTACTCGTAGCCATCATCATGTTTCTCACTGCTTGCCAGAGTCCATTGAAGCTATGAGGGATCTAATACCAACGCAGGCGTGGCAGTCAGCGCGCGTGAGGGCTCGTTCTCAGTTGCTCCCCCTCAACAAGGCTCAGTTCGATTTTCGTCGTCGATCGTGAAACTGAGCAAGACTGCATCGGGGCTGACTAGAGGAACAGGTATTGCATACCAACGGAGCTAGTCAGCCCCCATTCTACAACGTTGATGCGTCGTGATCACACACAGGAGAGCCCTATGGACCAAGACATCATCCGTGATGCCCGGCGCTATCGCCGGCTTCAAATTCTCGGCTGTGCTGTGATGGGCACCCCGCAGCTCACAAACGGCACCGTGGTCAGGTTCACGGGCTTGGATGAGATTGTGGATCGTGACCTGCAATGGATGCCTTCACGCGGCGAGGCTGAGTCTCTGCCGGCTGGCGGCAATTGTCAGTAGTGCGTCGAACACGATGCGCTTGCCCTACCCAGTCATCCCGGGCATTGGATGGGCAAGTGAGCAGCGACCGGTACCCGGTCTCCAGCGTTCGGGCGGTGATCCGGACCCACTGCGAGAACGCGGGGCCGGTCGCGATCTTAAATAGGAGCAATATATGAGCAAGTGGAAGATGCCGGAGTGGATGGAAGCCCACGCCCACCGTTTCACCAACACTGGGCGGAAGCCGACTCGTGAGGCGATCGAGGAACTTTACAACGGGAATTCTGACCCTCGCACCAACCTTCCGCTGAGCACTATCGAGTTCGGCGTCAAGTCTCAGGTCGCTCTGCTCACGCGGTTGAACCAGGACGGGAAGCTGCTGCTATGACCGACGACGAACTCGCCGCCAGCGTCTAGACGATGAGCTAGACCTCCTACGAGAATGCGGGGCCAGACGCGAACAACCAAGGAGGAACTGATGACACACCTTACTGAAGAGATGATGCAAGACGTTCCCTCGGCAACTTCTGTCCGAGTCTTCTTTTGCCACAATCCGGAATGCAAGCGTCCGCATGTGGTGTTGATGGCTCTGGACGGATCTCCATTCGCCCAGTTTGTGATGCCGGATCCACATCCTGATGGCAGTGGATTCTTCAAGGATCTGCAAGGCGCGATGTATCGATCAGCAGTCGAACGAGGAGACAAGTCATGACAGTCGTTATTATGGCAGTAGGATTCGCCAACGGTCAATATTGCTCGCATGAAGGGCAATGGGTTCAGAGCTTCGACCACGATGCCTATAATGGCCGGGGCTTCGGTATGTTCACCAACGAGATTGAAAAAGCTATACAATTCAAAGATCTCGAAGAAGCGATGACGTTCTGGAAAAAGCAATCTTCGATCAATCCCATACGAGAAGATGGGAAACCCAACCGACCAATGACAGCTCTGACTGTCACAATCGAAAGAATCGATTGATGAAATGCGAAGGCTGTCGATATGGATATCCGATAGTGTGGTGTATGTTCTCGAAGCGATGGCAACACTGCTACGTTGGTATCTATTTCAATTGCACAGGAATCCATCAGAATTCTCCACCACCGAGGTCGAAATGAGAAATTACAAGACTGACGAGAAATACAAGACCCAGAACGATATTCCTTTTGCATTTGCAGAAGGGGATCGTGTAATCAAACGCGATGGCGATTACACATTCGAAGGAATGGTGATCGCCTGCGTACGAAAACGATCCGGTGCGGCTCGATACGTTGTCGAGAACGATGCCGGTATCATGCATATCCTCAATCACAACCAACTGGTGAAGAAATGATCTTCAAGGCCACCACTCAGATTGTACTCGATTGGGCGATTCGCTGTTTCGGAATGGATCATGTCTACAACCTTCCGATCCGAGCTCTTCGCCTGGCGGAAGAAGCAGTCGAACTCACACAAGCGTATGGAATTCCGAAAGAAAAGATGTTAGATCTAGTCGAGATTGTTTATTCTCGACCTGTTGGAGACAAAGAACAAGAACTAGGTGGAGTGGCTTTGACTACCACAGTCTTGGCAGCCGCTTACGGTCAAGACTTAGATTACTTTTTCGATAGAGAATTACGACGTGTTCTTTCTAAACCGCCGACACATTACGCCGATCGCAATCAAGAAAAACTCGATCTCGGATTGATAGTATGAGTTTCATCTTTCTCTGGCTCGTTCTTTTCATTCTATTCTGGGCTATCTATCGTGCGATTTTCAAAATAAAGTAGATACAAAATAGTGCTTGCATTGATAAGAAGAAACATGCTTATATACTGGGGCAGTAGCAACTTATATCAAAGCTGCATCACGCTAACGGAGTAAATCAAATGTCGCACGAAGTTGAGACAATGGCCTGGGCACATCAAGTTCCCTGGCATGGACTTGGTAATCGTGTTGAAGGCAATGTGACCTGTGAGGAGATGCTGGTCGCTGCCGGCCTCGACTGGACTGTCGAAGAGGTTCGCTGCTATATCGACGTCGATGGGAAGAAGGTCCCCGTCGAACGCAAGGCGCTGGTTCGTTCCACAGACAAGCGCATCTTGACGATCACCGGCCTGGGCTGGCGTCCTTTCCAGAACAAGGACGCGATGAACTTCTTCAGAGAGTATGCTGCCGCCGGTGGATGCACTCTGGAGACTGCTGGATCTCTTCACGGCGGACGAATTGTGTGGGCGCTGGCGCGTGTCTCTGCCGGCTTCTCCCTCCAGGGCAAGGATCACGTGAAGGCCTACATCCTTCTGGTATCTCCACACGAAGTTGGCAAGGCGAGCACTGTCCGTCGAACCGCCATCCGCGTCGTATGCGCCAATACGTTAGCGATGGCTGGTGGGGTTCAGGGCAAGAACGCAGAGTATCGTCAAAGCCACGTCTACGACTTCGACACCTCGGCAGCTAAGATCGCTGTGCAGATGACAATCGAAGAGACCGCCCGTATGGAACTGGACGCCCTGGCTCTTCAACAGCTGAAGATGAGCCAGTTCGATACGCTGCGGGTTCTGGCGGAGTTCTTTCAGCCCGCTCCCAAGGCCGGCGCCGAGCACAACATCCAGGAACTCATCAACGAGCCGGATGCGCGTTCTCAGAAACTTCAGAAGGTTCTGTGGGCAACGGAGAAGGCGCCGGGTGCGACTCCCGGCAATGGCTGGGGCGTTCTGAACGGTGTCACGTACTGGGCCGATCACATGGCAGGAAATTCCATGGACTCCAGGCTGTTCAACAGTTGGCTCGGCGAAGCCGGCAAGAAGAAGGATCAGGTCAAGAACAAGCTGATGGAAATGATTTCCTGAAGCTGATCTAGATCAAGGCAGGGCTGAGTTTTATCTCAGCTCTGTCTTTTTATTTCGGCAAAAAAAGTCCTTGCAATCAGCGCGGCATTGTACTATGTTAGTCCTTTGTAACACAGAGTAAGGAACTCGAACATGAACGACACCACCAACGCTCCGGGTTGGGCACAGCCTCCGGCCGCTGCTCAGGAAGTCACCGCTCAGGCAGCTCCGGCTGCTCCCGATATGCAGGCTGCCGAGCAGAAGGCCGCCAAGGAAGCCGAAAAGGCTCGGAAGGCCGCAGAGAAGACTGCCGCCGCCGAAGCTCGCGAGGCTCAGAAGGCTGCCAAGGCTCAGGAGAAGGCCGACAAGAAGGCCGCCAAAGACGCTGCAATTCTCGCCAAGAACGAAGCGAAGGCTCAGAAGGCCGCTCAGAAGGAGCAGTCCAAGATGCCCGAGCAGAACGGCGTTCGGCGTCCAAAGCCGGAAGGCGAATGCGGCAAGGCATGGGCGCTGTTCGATCGTCTGTCTCAGGCGAAGGGCGCACCCGTCGCCGCTGCGGAGATCCGCAAGGAGATGGAGACGAAGGGAGCTCAGCTCACCGAAGGTGTCCTCAACGAGGGCAACGTCAAGGCCGAGTATCCGCGGTGGAAGAAGTTCCACGGCCTCTCGGGCATGATCATGCCTGCTTCGGCTCTCACTCCGCCGGCCGCAGCGCCCGCTCCGGCGCCGACTGCCTGATCTAACGTCTCAACCGAAACCTGCCCCGGAGGAATCCGCCTCCGGGGCCACCTCCCGGAGAGAGACATGAATCAACAAGGAATCGAAAAGTCGATTGACCATCCTGAGGGTCTACTCGACGTCCACAGTATCTTCTACACCATCCAAGGCGAGGGACCTTTCACTGGGTTCCCCGCCGTTTTTATTCGGCTCGCCGGATGCAACCTCCAATGTCCAGGTTGTGATACTGAGTACACACAGGGGCGCCGTCTTGCATATCCTCAAGTTATTGCCGATTACGTTCATTCGATAAGTCTTCCTAAGGGGCTTGTAGTCATCACAGGTGGCGAACCGTTTCGTCAGAATCTAAGACAATTACTCTACCATCTGGATCGAAAAGAACATCTTGTTCAGATCGAGACCAATGGAACTCTTCCTCCGAGCAAGTTTCAATATACCAAGTACCCTCGGCTCGATCATTTCCACGGAACATATATCGTCTGCAGTCCGAAGACAGGAAAGATCAACAAAGAAATCTTACTCTGGGCCTGCTGTCTCAAATACGTTCTAGATGCAGACAGTATGAATCCGGACGACGGACTTCCGATTCAAGCCCTCGGCCACACTGCTAATCCGCAGCTTGCTCGGCCTCCCGAAGATTGGGATCAACCAATCTATCTCCAGCCCATGGATACAGGAGACCCCGCACACAATCAACGAAATATCGATGCCGTGAAGCAATCCTGTATGAAACACGGCTACCGACTTCAACTCCAGATCCACAAGTATATTGGAGTAGAGTGATATGTGTGCCATCATAGGTGCTCTCCTTTGGAATGCAACTCCGATTCATCTCCAAGAAGCTAATCGTATCATACTATATATTGGAGATGAAAGTTTCGCTCGTGGTCGAGATGGATGGGGAGTTCATGTTCACGAAGACCTTGGTCCGAAATACGAATACAAAAAATCAATTCGTTCAACTTATCTGAGATCAAATCTACAACTCTTTTCATTGGATAAGACACGTATATCTGCAAATCTGATTGGTAATTTCAGAGCTGAGCCGACTACAGAGTATGTGGTCAAAAAGAATGATTCAGATCAACAACCATATACACTCGGTAAATGGACTATTGTTCATAATGGAACTATCGCGAACGATAAAGAATTGAGAACAGGAAAATATCAGACCACAATTGATAGTGCTGCTATCGTCGAACAACTTGTTGAAGAAGGTAATATCTTCAATCGGGACCAAGCAGAGATAGCATTTCGAAATGTTATTCTAAAACTCAAAGGAAGCTATGCAATCTTAGCGACACATGAAGCTCTTCCGAACTTGATGCTTGTCGCTTGCAATTACAGGCCGATCTGGTATATCAAACAAGAGCGTGGAGTTTTCTTTGCAAGCTCTGGAGATTATTTTCCAGATGACTTCACTCCAATAATGATACCTCCATATTCAATTATGTCTTTCGGTCCCGAGCGAATCGTTTCGCTTATCGGTGTACCTGACTACGGTAACAAAGCTCTCGTCATCTGCAGCGGTGGAATGGATAGCGTTGTCGCTGCTACAATAATGAAGAAGGAAGGATTCGATATCGAACTACTTCATTTTAGATATGGTTCCCGAGCGGAAGGACCTGAGAATTCAGCAATCAGAAAAGTTGCTCAAGCTCTTGATGTTCCACTTCATATTGTTCCTATGAAGATTTATAATCCAGAAGACTCTCCTCTACTTCGAGAAGACAGTACAATTGCAGGCGGCGAGGAGGGAGCTGAATTCGCTCATGAATGGGTACCAGCTCGTAATCTTGTGATGCTTGCAATGGCGACAGCGTTTGCTGAATCTCGA